CATCGACGCTTTAAATTGTGCGGTTATATCACCGCTGTTGTTGATAGTTAGCGCGTTGGTAATTTTATAAGTGCCAGCAGGGAAGTAAACGTCGCCGCCAATGGTGTTGGCATAGTTGATCGCCGCTTGAATGTTAGTCGTGTCGTCGTGGGTGTCGTCGCCCACAGCGCCAAAGTCCTTGACGCTGATCGTCTCGCGCATCTTGGCCTGTGCAGTCGTTGCCACAGCGCTTGTGCCAGCCTGGATGAAGCCGATCATGCTAGAGCCACTGCTAGACGCCAAGGAGGCTGTCAAAGCCGCGATGGCCGCTGTCAGGTCAGCCATGGTAGCAAAGCCGCCCACGTTGTCAACTGTCCAGATCTCGACGTTGTTGCTGTCGGTCAGCTTGAGTTTGTAGTAACTAGACGACAACCAGACGCCTGCCTCACCGCGTGAGTCTAGGATCACGGGGTTGCTGTTGGCTGTTGTCGTGGTGTTGCCGGTGTAAGTGGCCAAAGGCGTTGTTGTACCGGCAGCGTATGAGTACAGTTTTCCACCGACTAGGGGATTACCATTAGCATCAAAAAACTGTAGTTTTGGTGCGGGTGAGAGCGTTGCTGTGGCCATTTGTTACCTCGGTACAAGAGTCATTTGTGGCGGCGTTTGGTACGTTACCCGCAGCCGGTCATAAGGTGAAAGAGTGAACATCCCATAGAAACTACCGGTGCTGAAAAATGTAGCACCATTTCGTGAAAATTCCAATAGGGACACGCCACCGCCGCTGACAATTATATCTGCGGGATAGCCGGTGTTGTTGATGTACGTGAACGGCGATGGGCCAAGCACAATGACGCTTGGCTGCGCTGAATAGTTTGTAAACGACTGCGGCGGGATTGTGGGTGGCCCAACGCCAATCTCAGTGCGCAGCGCGTCAACTTGCGTCGACGCATCTGTCGGCACGGGAACCAGTTGCAAGTCTTCTAGCGTGACATCAGACGAGCCGTTGCCAGTCAACTGAAACAAGTTGAAGAAAAAGCGATACCACTCCCGCGAAATCAGTTGCGTGCGGGGGTCGATCAACTCGACCCGCGCTGACGGGATTTGCGTGATATTAGGCATTGGTCGGACTTATCCCCAACTCAGCGCCCATGATGGCGATCTGGATTGGATCTGTGCCTGACAACTCATAAACACGGTCGCGCAGTTTAAGAGTCATGCCAAGGCGTCGCCAGAAGATACGAGTGCCGTAAGCGCCTACAGCGCCGCCCTGCGCCCAATGTTCGTTTGACCATGTGTGGCCACCGTCGTCTGACCAGCGCAACATAAACTGAGGCGGTGGGTTGACCGACAGCGTTGTTTCGTCAATCAAGTTTTCGTAAGACTCTGTGACCAGGCGATAGCCGTCCTCGGTCATCAAGTACACGGCCTCAGTGACTGGCGCAAGCAACGCGCCTGCCTGGGCGTCCAGTTGCAGGCTGTGGTGCGCTGTACGCTTGAGATTGTTTGTGCCTGTGGGCAGGGCGCGCCATGAACGCAACCAGCGCTGGATTTGGCCGTTGTCGGCGTAGGTCGTCAGGCTCAGAGTGTAAATGTTGCCGTTTTCGTAGTCGCCAACGATGATGTTGCCGCCAAAGTTGCACTGGCAGTTGGAACGGTGGCGTGTGAAGCTGCCGTTGTCCCAGCCTGCACGCTCATGCCAAGCCTGTGTGGCTGCGTCGTACACCCAAGTCGCGTTGGCGCTTGGGAACGTCAGCACGTAAAAGCCGTGGCCGTCTTGCTGGTATGTGTAGGCGATGGCGTCCGAGATGTTGCCGTACTGCTGGATCTGCCACTCAACGGCGTGCGTTGACACGCGCTGGCCGTTGTAGCCGTTGGCCTTGTAGACAATACCTTGGCCACGGGCGTCAGTGCCAAGCCAGAACAGGGTGTTGTCAAGTTTGGCCACCGAAAAAGCAGCCGCGCACCCAAGTTCGTTGAACGCGCCTTGAATGCGTGTCAGCGGGAAGTCAGCAAGGCCAGCGTCGTACCAGACCTCAACCGAGTCTGAGCCGAACATCCAAGCCTCGCGGTGGTCGACATTGATCGCCACCAAGCCGTCTGGAGCGCCTTCAGCGCTCGCAAAATCAAGGGCGTTGATGTCGTACCCATCCAGAAGCGCTGTGACCCATACGCGCTGGCTGTTGGGTTCGTTGAAAACGAAATAGCCGTCAAGGTAGCCCACCGTGACAGCGCCTGGAAAATCAGGGTCTGTGATGGGGCCAAAGGTGTTTGTGACTTCGTTGTAGATGTAACTTGGGCCGTTGCAGGCAAAGAAGATCTGCGTGCCGTTGTCTGCAATAGACACAGGGCCAGTGCCGGACACTTCGCCGAGCAAGATAGGCGTGGCCGTTGTGCCAGTCAGTTTGTAGACTTGAACGCCAGAGACGACGTAGAAGTCTGAGCCGTTGGTCTGGTGTGCCCACAAACCGCGAATCGGGCCAGTGCCCACGGTCTGCAAAAAGTTCAGACCAGGCGCGCGGTTCAGAAAGCCAGGTTCCTTGCCGCCCTCTGGAATGACCTCGGGGAACAAATTGACCATGCGGTTATCCGCAGCATTGACGCTGCGGGTAACGTAACTAGAGCCAAGAATCGGCGTCTTCATCAGTAGTTACCGGCGTAGATGTTGAAGCGCTGGCGGTTGGCCACCAATGCGTAAGGCAGTGCCATCACGTCATCAGGGTTGTTGATGCGCTTCAAGTCGCGCTTAGAAGTCATGGCGATGCGCTGCACCTGTGGGCTTGGCTCAACGCCAAACTCAGGGGCGAATTCCATGGCCAAGTTGTACGTGAAAGCACGCAGATAACCAGGCGGGTAATACATGACGGTTGACAGCGTTGCGGGTTTGTTCAACTCTTCAACTGAAATGAAGTGCCATTCCAAGTCCTGTGTGGGACGTGGATAAATAAACATTTCGACGTCGGGGAACGTCATGTTGACGAAGATTACCTGTGGGTATGTCGACGTAACGGTCTTAACAGCAATGCCGTCGTACTGCTGTTGGTTAATAAACTTGATGCCGTATGACACGCCATTTGGCGCTTTGAAATACGTCGCGTCATCAAATAAAACGGGGCGGTTGCCTACAAAATCACCGGACGGGCCAAGCGTGCGGCTAATTGCGCCAGACGGCCACGTGAAAACTTGATCTTGTGTAGAGAAGACAGACAGGCGCTCTGTGTTCCAAGAATCAATCATCTGATTCATGGCCATGAGTGCGTCTTGTGACATGGAGGCTGAAGGCGTCTCGCCCTCGGCCAAAATACCTAACAGGCGCAAAGCGCGGTTGATTTGATCGCCAGCGGTATACGTCGCCATGTTCAGACTCCTTCGGTTGCTTCCTCTGCCGGTTTACGGCGGCGCTTAGTCTCCAACGTATTTACGGGAGCCGCCTGAACAGGCGTGTCTGGATTGTAGCGCGTCCAGCCATTTTTTTCATCTTGTTCGACCTCAAGTTCCATTGTTGCAACTTTAGCGCCGTGAATTGGGTGTACGAGTGTGATGTGCATTTTGAAAAAAGGGGGTGATTAGCCCCCTTTCCTATTTAGGCTGTCTTGTAAACAGACCAAGCTGCGTCGCCAGTTTTACGGAATGTAAACTGAGCGCTAGAGGTAATAGCAACAGCAACGGTAGCGTTGCCGCCGTCAGTGATGCCAGTGCCAGCAGCCAAAGTAACAGTACCAGAAGAGGTACCAGTATTAACCACGGTCAGCGTGAATGTGCTACCAACTTTAGCGCTGGTCACAACTGCGTCGATAGCAGCGGCGGTAGGCAAAGTGTAAGTAGCAGCAGATGTGCTGGGGTTAGCAACCAAGATACCGCCAGTCACTTGAGCGGCTGTCAAAGTCGCTGTAGATGTGGCAGTTTGGGGAGCGGCTGCGTAGCCAATCGTGAGTTCTGACAGGTTGCCGTCACCAAGTTGATAACCGCCTGCGCCATTAGGTAAAGCCATGATAATTTCCTTTCAAAGATGTATACGAAGAAAGGGGCCGAAGCCCCAATCAATTAGCCCCACATGCGGACGGCCATTTGTGGACGAATTGTGTTATAGCCATACAACACGTCGATACGGCAAGGCATACGGTCGTTGTTGATGTCGTACTGACGAACAACGCGCAAGCTGATACCGTTGTGAACTGCACGAGCAGCCATGTCAACGCCTTGTGGCAACAACAAGTCAGCGGTCGCAAATGTGATCGCATCTTTGTGGTAAACCAAGTTCTGAGCGTAGGTGCTAGAAGCAGCGCCAACGAACACGACAGCAGCGCCGGAAGCAGGGAAGCTGTCCACGGTTGCCAAAGCGTTTGCAGAAGTGTAGATAGGAGCAACAGTGATGTTACCTTCGCCGCTTGAACCCAAAGTTACGTTTGCAGTAGCAACGAACTGGAACAAGGAACCGGTAGATTCACGTGTTTGTGGGTTGACAGCATAGCAGCCAGCCACAGTGAACACGTCACCGATTTTCACAGTGCCTGCGTTACCGCCGCCAGTGATAGCGATGGTTGTAGCGCCTTGTGAAGACACAGAAGCAGACAAAGTAGCGCCAGTAGCACCACGTGAGCCAGTTGTGAACTGCTTGATAGACTGAGACATGTTGATCTCGTCAAAGCCGAGAACACCAGTGCCCATCATGCCGTTCTTGAACTGCTTGCTGATGGTGTCTGTTGGGTTGAACAAACCTTTCAAGCCTTCGACCAAACCAGCGTTAGCGGCTGGGTTGACGGTGGCGTAACGGGGGTTCATCACAGCAGCGTTTTCGTTCAGCTTCTGCTGGGCTTGGAGCAAGACCAAAGAAGTAGAAGGAGTTGTACCAGGTGTACCAACAGAGTTACCAATGCCCAAATAGGCGTTAGCAACGTCAGCGTCGATAGAAGAGGCCAACTGGCTGATACGAGGCTTCAAGACACGCTCTGCGAAGTCGTCCAACTGCATTGTCAATTCAGCAGATGTGAAGTTAACGCCGATGTGCTTTTGTGAAGCAACAGTCAGTGTGGTGTACTGCTCGTTGTCGTCTTGCACTTGCAAGGCGGCGCCGTCAGTAACCAAAGCACGGTCGGGCAAGCGGATACGCAGTGTAGAGCCGATCTTTGCGCCTTCAACAGCGAAAGAGTCGTCATACTGGCGGTTCACGTTACGTGTGATGACCAAGTTATTTTCCAAGATCTCCAGCGATTTGCGGGTGATCATGTCAATCGTCAGAATACTATTAGACATGTTAGTCCTTTCAAAAAATTAGCGGTTGCGTTGCGCTTCCCACTTCTTGATCTGGCGTGCGCGTTCGGCTTCGATCCATTGCGAGGTAGTCATCGACTTAGTTGACCGTGGGTCAGTCGTGTCATGGCTCGTTGAACCTGTCGAACGTGCAGTTACCGGACTAATCGGTGCTGGCGCGTTTGAAGTTTTTTTGACCGGAGGATCGGAGGCCAATCTGGCTTCAATCTTTCCAATCTCTTTTGCCTGCATGAAAGGCGACAATTTAGAAATTCGAGCAGCTTCTTTGACATTTGATCCCAAGAAGTATGCTACTTCGGGGCCAACGTCAGAGGCGTAGATCGCTTCAGCCATGACCTCAGTGATGGGCACGTTAGGGTTACGGGCTACCTGATCGTAGTCGTCGTATTTGTCCCTGACTTTCTCTTCACTGTCGGCGTAAGCCTCCATGATCTCAGCTTGTTGCTTGGCAGCATCGCGTTGTGCGACAAGTTCTTGGGCTTTCTGAAGGGCTAGTGCTTGCGCGTAGTCTTCGGGGCTTGTGAAATTGTCAGCGCTTGGCGCTTCGGCTGGCGTAGACCGTAGGGTCTGCGTCTCGGCTTGCCTTGCAGCTTGATCTCTTTCCCATTTGCGCTGTTCTCTTGCGAGGCGCTTACCGATCATTGCGTCGATTTCAGCTTGCGTATAAGTTTTTTCCGCTGGCTGTTCTGTCTGCTCTGTCGATACTTCCGGCGAATTAACTTCGGGTTCAGGGGCAGCCGTTGCTTCCTGTTCCGGCGCGGGTACTTCCGCTAAGATTTCATTGTCCATTTTTGAATCCTAAGATTCCCTGATGTGCTGCACCAGTACAGTTTTGCGAAATATATCACGGTTTGTTAGGCCATGTGTCAAATATTCTTGCGTCTGCAACAGTTGATGGCAGATCGCGCAGGGTTTGACGGTATGTGGCCCAGGCTGCTTTGTCGCCAGCAAAGTCTGGCAGTTGTGTGTAATCGCAGGCCACAAGGCGTGCGTTACGCTCACCGCGCAGTTTGTCCATGGCACGCTGTTTGTTTAGTTCTACTTCTTCAGCACTCAATTCAACCACAGCCAACTGCGTTGGATCGGCGGGGAAGTTTGTGTAGACGACCTTTTGGGTCAGGGTGTCGTGGTTCATTCTGGTTCTCCAATGTAAACTGGCGCAACAACGGCCATGAATTCTTCCATTGTTGTGGCAGCAATAATAGCCGCTTCCTTGGCAGTACAGTCAGCAATAATCTTTGCTCGTTCTGCCACCACGTCAGCAGGGATCTCCACACCGCGCTCGGCCTTGCGAATGACCATCCAGTCGGTGCTGGCCAGTTGGCTGTTGGCTGCTTGCTTGTTCTGCGCGATCCATTGTGACTTCAAACCCTTAGTCGTGACAGGCTCAGTCTGACCTTCTGGCGTTTCTGTAACATCTTCCAAAGCCTTTGGAGTATTGACATAAGTGCGAGTAACCACACCATTGCTAACTTGGTAGCTGTCAAAAGTTACCCAATAGAAGCGTTGGTCTTTTTGCTCACCTTCAACCACTTCTAAAGCACCTTGCTCAATAGCAAATGCATGAGTAGGGTTTGATGTGTTTGGAAAGAGAATTGATAGTTCACCAACTTGGGTGACTGCGTTGTTTTCAATGAGTGCGTACATATTGAGTCCTATCGTGCAAGGGAGAATTTAAAGTTTGCCACATACTGAGATGCTTTAACAAGAACCTCTGGGTCATCTTTTGCATAACCAATGGCAGAGTTACAGTTTTGGCAAAGCAAGCCACGGACAATTTTGGTTGCATGGCAATGGTCAACATAGCAATCACTTGGCTTTTGACCAAACTTATAACCACAAATAGCGCACAAGCCATTTTGTTCGTCAAACATTTCGTTGTATCTTTCAAGCGACAAACCATATCTGCGCTTGATGTGCAATTCTCTTGTGTATTGCTGAACTTTGGGGCTTGATTTGCTAGACCGACCATGTTTAAACAATCTTGCTCTTGCTTGTTCTTTTTGCAAACAACCGCATGACTTTGATTGACCGCCTTTTAAATAGGTTGCCTGAACAACAAAATCATTACCGCAGTCGCATACGCAGTTCCAAAATGTATGTTTTTTTACGGATGGCGCACGAGAAACAACAGTTAGCCTGTTGTACTTGTTTCCAGTAATGTCAATAAATGCAGGCATATCAACGGGCCAAACTAAATTTAAATGGCGCAGAGGCAAATGCTATGCCAATAAATGTGCCGCCACTAGTGTTCAAGGCTGTTCCAGTTGACCTGATTTTGAAACCATTTGACAACATATCCAAAGCATTTGTCGAGTTTGTAGTTTCTGCATCTGAAAGATTTGGATACAAACGGCTTTCCATTTGGTTATAAGTGTTTCGTGCAACATCATAAACAAACCAATTATCTGCGGCATCAGAACGCTTAATCATCACATACGCAGGACGCATACCTGTAAAAATAAATGGGCCGTCAGCAGAGCCGTTACCAGTATAGGAAAACGCTTTGCTATAACCTGATATTTCAGCAAAGCAGTAAGCGACATAGGTTTGACCGGATTGATTTGATTGAACAGCAGTGCCGCTATTATTTGTCGTAAAAATAGTACTTGATGGCGAGTAAATTCCACCATTACTTGGTGAGGATGCCGCATAACTGCCATTCAAATAAAGATTAACAGTCCCGCCTAACGAAATGTGATAAACAACCCAATCACAAGATGACGACCTATTTTTTACAATAATCATGCTTGGAAGTGTCCTAATAGGTAAGGGCGTTTTTGCTCGTGAAGATGATGTGGAACAACTGAATTCTAGTGGAACTTTTGGTAGAGATATAAGCTGTCAAACTTTTTTTACGACAAGAGTAAGTCTTTCTGGTTTTGCTGTTTATCAAGATAATGGGTCTTTCTCCGCAGGGGATTATCTGAGGGGTTGGCTTTGTGAGGGGACATTGACAGACGCTAATTTGCGTACTGATTATGATTGTACTAATCAAAAGCTTATCGGTTATGCAACAACAACTGCAAATAAT